ATAACGCGACCGCCTAAGATTTTCTATCACATCTTGATGGAAGGGGAATACGCGCCAGAGGTGTATATATCTGCGACTAAGGAAGACCAAGCAAAAATCTGTTTTGACGACGTAAAAACCATACTTGCCAACAATCCCGATTTAATGACCATTTTCGGCTCTACATCTGAGCGGATTTTTTCGATTGAGTATAAAGCAAAGATTGGTTTTTTAACATCCAACCCATCGACTGCAGACGGATTACGGCCAAGCTACGGGCAAATTGACGAATATCACGAGTTCGTAAATGACGGGATGATAGACAAGCTTCGTACCGCCATGGGACCTAGAGATGAAAAAATTCTTGAGATTATCACTACGCGGGGTTCGGATAAATTTAAGCCGTGTTACATGAACGAGCAAAAGGTTTACTTGCCTGTCTTACATGGTGACTTGATTGATGACTCTACATTTGTCTTAATCTTCGATTCCGATGAAGAGGATGATATCTTTGACCCGCGTACGTGGTACAAGGCTAATCCTAACATGGGGATCACTATCAAGGAAGAGAATTTTAGAGAGGATTTAGAAAGAGCTATAAACGGTGGTTCTGAAACGCTGAACCGGTTTAAAACGCTAAACCTTAACATGTGGGTTGATGCCGACGTCACTTGGATAGAGGATGAAGTGTGGAGGCGAAACGATGGCGAGTTGAAATTATCGAATTATAAGGGTAAACAGTGCTACGCAGCCTTAGATATGGCGATGAAGGATGATTTTTGTGCATTGTCCTTAGCCTTCCCTAAAAAAACAGACAAATCGGAGGGTTGGAGAGATAGGACGGAGTTTGATGTTTTTTGGTGGTTTTGGATTACAAGGGATTCTGTAAAAAAAAGGGTTCAGTCTGGACTGCACGCGGTACAGGATTGGATTCTTGACGGACATATATCAGTAGTTGATGGCAATTACGTTTCACATGCTCAGATACAGGACAAGATAGTAGAACTTTCAAAAATGTTTCAAATTGAAACATTATGCTTTGACCCGTTCAATATTGGTTCGATTGTGGAGGCTTGTTTTGAACATGAAATACCAACTAGGGAATTCCCTCAGACAATGATGAATCATACTGGTCCTACAAAATGGTTTCAAGAATTGGTACTTAGTGGGCGTTTTCACCATGGCAATAATCCCGTAATGCGTTGGATGATTCGTAATGCCGTTATTATTGCCGATTCAAATGAGAACATTAGGGTAACAAAAGACCCGAAAAGAAGAAGAGATAAGGTCGATGGGGTTATAGCGGCAATTATGGCAGTTGGAGGCTACTATTACAAAGAAGAGGAAGTAGCTTTTAGGATAAGTTAATGGGTCAAAATCGACACCTTTAAAAGAAAAAACCCGACAAAATCGGGTTGTTTGCTTACAAAATAATCTAACTATTCATCATGAAGTCCAAAAAACAATTCGGTAGGACTTACATGTACGAAGTACAATGCCTTTCTGTAGCCAGGACAGGACTCGAACCTGTAACTCTTCCGCACTTCTGCGCTGATGCCTTTTTTTTATTTAACGTGTGGATTGGGCTTACCACATTACAGTTTTTTAGCGTCTACCAATTCCGCCACCCGACTAATCTAAATCAATGCTGCCAAGTTATAGCCTTTACTGCCCACATTTGAGCCGTTTGTGCCTCTGTGATTGCAATTGAACACATGCGTTTTATGTCATAACTTGTTGTTCCTTCTCTCAAGTTATCCAATTTGTCAATAATATCTGCAAACTTTTTCTTGACCTGCCCCACCTCATCGCTTCCAGAAGGATTGAAATTTAAACCTACTGCTTTTTCTCCAAAAGTTGGGTCTTTTATTATTTGTGAACTCATTTTTAACTATTAATTTATTTCGAGTCAAGTGCCGGAATCGAACCGACGTAAAAAGGACTTGCAATCCCTTGCATAACCACTCTGCCAACCTGACTTTTCAAAACAACCCCTACCGAATCCGATAGGGGTGTAACCCAAATTTAACCTCTAAACATTTACCTGCTACGAAAAAAAAACTACTCTCTATTCTTACCGTACAAAAACTGATACAATTCAGAACGCATGATAGGGCTTCCCTTTTCCTTACCTAATCTTTTGCGAAACCTAGACATAAATGCCCAGGTAGCTGACATGCTTTGATGCCCCAATAATTGATTGATTTCCTTACCCCGCAATGCTCTTTCCTCTACCATTTGCTATTATTAACTCCTAAATCCTGACAAAAATAAGCAAAAAAACTATAAATACAATATCTTAGGGTAAAAAATACATGGCAAACTGGTTTAATAGGGCAAAAAATTGGTTTTCAGGCGGCATAACAAGGCAGTCTGGAACAAATGCCTATTATGATAGGGCTGTGGACGAGTGGATAGATTTAGAACAAGGCTCAACCTCAGGCCTTTTAGTAGATACGCCTGCGGGTGTAACGATTAATCCCGAAGTTGCTTTGCGGTTTTCGGCGGTGTATGCCTGTGTGAATGTAATATCGGACACAATAGCGACGCTCCCAATTAATCTTTTCAAAGAACAAGACCAAGGCAAACTGATAGATAAAGACCACCGTATCTATAAAATGCTCAAGACTGAGCCTAACGAGTTCCAAACGTGGTTTGATTTTATTCACGTACTTGTTAACTCCGCGCTCCGTTGGGGTAATGGTTATGCAAGGATTCACCGCGACGGTTTTGGACGTGTTAAAAGTCTGCAATACTTAGAGCCGAACGAATGCTCAGTCTATCACACGAAAGACTATAATAAAGAGTACCTATATTACACCGTTTTAGGTCAAACAGTGCCTTCGCGGGATATAATTCACATTAAATGCTTAGGAACGGACGGAATTGAGGGGAAATCTCCTATTTCACTTCTTTCAGACGAAATCGGGCTTGCGTTACAGTCTAGCAAGACAATGAGTAAGTTTTACAAGTCTGGTCTTAAATCAAAAGCGGTTTTTTCAGTTGCAGGTATTTTGTCAGAGTCGGCTAGAAAGTCGGCTTTAAAGCAGATTAAGGAGAATACGCAGAATGATCACATGCTATTGGAGGGAGATGCAAAGGTTTCCGCGCTCTCCCTATCTCCTAAAGACGCTGAAACGATTGCAACGCGTATTTTTCAAGTAGAGGATATTGCGCGGGTGTATCGAGTGCCATTGCACAAAATTGGCAGCATGAAAGGCTCGACAAACAACAATATCGAGCAGCAGACGATTGATTTTGTGACGGATTGTATTTTGCCTTGGACGGAGCGTATCGAGCAGGAATTTAGAAAGAAACTATTGGCACCGTCTGAACGTATAGAACGGTTATTTCAGTTTGATACGGACTACCTGATGCGTGGCGATGTGGAGAAACGTTCAAACTATTATCGTAACCGCTTTAATACAGGTTCAATCACGCCAAACGAGATTAGGCGTCGCGAAGGGGACTTGAGAAGCGACAACGAACTATCTGATAAGTTTTTCTTGCAGTCGGGAACCGTCCCGATGGAAGAAAAATATTGGACAAATGAAAACATTGACAATACATTGAAACAATGAAATACGAAATTAGAGCGATAAGTGGGGATATTAGTATAAGCGAGCGTACAATCGAAGGAATCTGGGCTGTGTACAATTCTCCTTCGCAGGTGCTTATGATGCAGCGGGCAAACGGTGATATTATCCGTTTTCGTGAAACGCTCATGCCGGGCTGCTTTGATAGAACCGATATGACAAACGTCAAATGCGTGCTTGATCACGACGAAAAAGGAGGTTACTTAGGAAGAACACCTACTAGCCTTCGCATTATCCCGACGGAGCGCGGCATGATGTATTCGTGTGATTTACCTAACTTACCGGTGGGTGACCGTGCGATGGAGTTTGTACAAAGAGGTGATTACAAAGGTAATTCGTTCCGTTTCTATACGCGTTCGGGTGATGATAAATGGGAAATTGGCGAAGATGGTATCTATAACCGGTACATCACAAATGTATCAGGCTTGGCACACGTCGGGCCCGTATTTGACCCTGCCTACACAGATACCGAAGTACAAATGGCTATGCGTAGCCTAGAAGAATCTGGAGTTTTGGAAGTTGAGCCTGCAAAGGTTAATTATAAAGAGCAAAGAGAGAGAAGTATTAACGTTAAACTAAATAAAATAAAATGTCTAAATTACTAGATTTACAGCAAAAGCTTGGCAATATTGTTGAGCAGCAAAAACTAATTAATGACCGTTCGGTAGATGGCGATTTCGCTAGTTCAGAAGATCGTGCGACTTACGAAAGATTGGAAGCAGACTTCGCAAAGTTCGAAGCAGCGGTAAAGAGAGAGAAGCAAATCGAGGAGCGCGAACTAGCTGCGGCGGGTGCTCAATTTGCGGGTTCGGGGCAAGCTACTCAATTCACTAACGAGTCACACGAGCGTGCGTATGACAAGTGGATGCGTAAAGGAAACGACGGCTTAACTTCAGAAGACCGCGAATTGTTAAACATGTACGGACGGTTGAACGGACAAAACCGTGAAGCTCAGGCATCTTCTCCAGCTGCGGCGGGTGGTCAGTTGATTCCTACTTTGCTATTTAACCGTATCGAGCAAGCTATGAAGGCTTACGGCGGTGTGTATGGTCTTTCGGGACGTTTAAACACTGGTAACGGTGCGCCGTTGGAATACCCAACAATGGACGACACATCTAACTTGGGTGAAATCGTTGGCGAAAACGCGGAAATCACAGGAGCGACTAAATTGGCGTTCTCGAAAGTTGATTTCGGTGCATTTATGTACACGTCCAAGTGGATCACAATCCCTAACAGCTTAATTGAAGATAGTCAATTTGACATTCAAGGTTTAGTTGCTTCTGCGGTAGGCGAACGAGTCGGACGTATTCAAGCGCAACACTTTGTAACTGGTACGGGAACAGGACAACCACAAGGGATTGTCACAGGGGCATCTGCATCGGGAGTAACGGCTGCTGCAACAGCAATCACAGCGGATAACATCTTGGATTTAATTCACTCGATTGACCCAGCTTATCGCGGTGTTCCTTCGTTCGGTTTAATGATGAACGATTCAACGTTGAAAGCGGTTCGCAAATTGAAAAACAACGACGGCGACTATATCTGGCAAATGGGTGACATTCGTACAGGAGCGCCGCAAAC